GATTCTGCCCTGCACACTCTCATTAATTTTGGCCATGTATGCGGCGACGGATGTTCCGTTGGGAACCGTGTAGGCAGCGGCGCCGCCAAGTAGGACGGTAGAAGCTTCTATGTTGCGTTCGCCCGGCAACTGAAAGGCGTTGACTTCTGGTAGATCTAGGACGGCTTCTACGCGCACGTTTGCGAGTTCTTCGGAGACGTTAAATGTGTCCATGTAAGTCTGGGAGAGAACATAGAAGCGGTCGGCGCATGCGACGTTGACTTCGTCTAGGCCCCCGAGATTAAAGTCGTAGGTGTAGTCAACGATGTAGCCGTTGAAGAGTTCTTCGCCTTCGCGCGTAAGAATAACGTTTCGCATTGGGGCTAGTCCAGGCTGTGCGTTTGCGGTATCAAAAAACGGCGAGTCTGTATTGAAAGGGTTAAAGACTCCGCCGGCATAGCCGTCTAGGAGATTGAAGTTCATTGAGCCGGCTGTGAATTGGTCTCCGATGTCGCGTCGTCCGCGTGTGACGGTGATGTTTGTGGAGCCGTCAATGACAGATGCGTATTGTGTCGTTCCGTTAAGGACGTATTCGGTGTTATTGAGGACGCCTTTGTCGATGTCGTCTAAGACAAATGCGTCAACTAAAAAGCCTGTGTCAATAAGCAGATCGTACGATCCCGATTGAACAATTGTGGCGGCCATTACGCAACTTGGATTTGTGCTGGGCCGTCTACGCGGTTCATTGCTTTAATGGCGTTGACGACTGCACGGCCGATGTCTGCCGATGTTGAGATGCCGCCCGTGATGTTGACGGTGATGTTCTGTCCGCCTTGGTTTTTCATGCGGTCTAATGGGATGACGGCTTCTGGCCCCTTCTCACCCACAATTGCCAAAGTTGGCGCCGTCACGATGCCTCCCGTGGCCATCATGCGGATTCCACCAATGCCACCAGTAGCCGCTTCTTGCGCTTGACCGATACGGCCAAGGGATATCTCATTCAATGTTCCCACGTTGTCAACAAACGGAATGGCGTTGTATGCCTTAATAAGCACATTGATTGCTTTGATCCACATGTTCGCCATGTTCTCAAATGCGCCAATAATAAAATTAATCACTCCGTTGATGCCATTGCGGAACCATTCAAACTTCTTGTATGCGGCCACAAGCGCTACAACCATGACAGCGATGCCGGCTGCAATAGCCGAGAACGGGTTGAGCGCCATAGCAAAGTTAACGGCCATGATCGAGACGGCGATAGCGCCGATCGTGCCGGCAATGGCCAAGAAGACTCCTGGGTTTGCTTGTGCCCAGTCTGCAAACTTTTGGATGACTGGTAGGACGGCTTCGAATGCTGGGAGTAATGCGGCGCCGACGGATTCTTTGGTTTCGTCAAGCGAGTTCTTTAAGATCTTCATGCGGCCTGCGGCGGTTTCTGCGGCTGCGGCCGTGGCTCCTCCAAAGGTTCCGCCAAGGACATTCATGACGTCGTCGAGCGTGGCGCCGTCTTTAATCATGGCTTTGATCTCTGGGGAGAGTTGGCCTAGGGCTTTGAAGTTGCCTCCGTAGGCTTTGGCGAGAGCATCGGAAACAGTCGCTAGATCCTTCCCAGAGCCCTGTGCGATGTCCTGAGCGAGCGCCAGAGCGGTGTTGGCTGTAGTGATGTCCTTAGTGCCTACAAGAAGCGCTTGGAAGGCTGGACGGAGTTCGGAGTCTGCCGTGCCGGACGCCCTCGACATTGCGGCAATGACCTTTTCTTGTGAAGCGACTTGTGCGTCGGTTGCTCCCGTGACGTTCTGCATTACAAGCGCTAGGTTTGCTTGCTCGGCTGCGTCCTCCATAGCGGCTTGAGTTGCTCCTACAAGTGCTACGCCTAAGCCGGCAACAGCGGCGGCCGCTGGGAGTGCTGCCTTCTTGATTGCGAAGTTTGCCTTTTCGCCAAAGGTTTCTAGTTGCTTGAATTGGGCGATCGCTTTTTTGGCGCCCTTGGGATCGTATTCGCTGATAATTGGGAGGATGACGGCCATAGGTTTACCTTGCGCTTAGATCGCGACTCAAGGCTTCGCCAACGCGGTCTACGATCCGCGCCATTTCCGTCTCAAGATCGCTCTTGTTTGCTTCGTACTGTTTCCACACTACTCGCGACGGGTCGCCATATTTGGCTGATAGTGCGGCGCCCATTTGATTACTTTTGGAGAAGTCTAAGAACGCGGCTGCGGCTCCTAACCATTTGACGGCGAAGGTCGAGAGGTTTACTTTGCCTCCAAAGACTTCTTTGGGCGCTTTGGTGTTGATGTATGCCTTAACGGAATGGCTAGTTGGCCACGGGAAGACTTCGTACTCGCCACGGAGACGCCATTGGCGCTGCCATCCTGAGAGCGGATAGTTCAATGGAATTGCGGATTGAATGTCCGAAACGAGTCCTGCCGTGACGCGCTTGTAGTCCTTGGTGATGTCACGGCGAAGCGCCTTGTCGATCTTGTTGAGATCCTTGAGCGCTTGACCTAAGCCAAATACTTCTATCCGTGCTTCAATGCCGCCGGCTGAGTCTCTCATTTGCGTCCTTTTTTGCTTTGGTCATTAAGGACTCTAATGATTGTTTGAAGGTCGCGCGCGTCAAACGAATCCGCATAGAACGTCGGAGCCCATCCCGTCGCGACTACCAGTTCGGCTAATTGCCGGCGGTAGCCGCGTCCGTAGGGTTTGGATCGGTTGCGTCCTCCGCTGCGATCTCGACGTCTGGGTTTTCTTTCAACCATTCGCGCCAAGTCGCTGGAAGCTTCTCGCCCTTGATGACAAGCAATGTGTGTACCCAACACGCTAGATCGGATGCACCAATGCCGCGTCCGTCTGACACTCGGCGATTTTCTAGACGTTCCCATTCGGCAATAACGAACAGATTCGTGGATAGTTGCTCTTTGACTTCTCCGCGCGTAAGGCTGAGTTTGATCTTCATGGTTCTCCTTGTGTCGGGCCGAGGACGGCCGTGATTATGGGTTGGTTGTATCGGCTGAGTACACGCCGCCCATCAGCGTTATATCGATCGATTGCAATTCGCCGAGCGAAGCCGAGATGACTGGCAACGATTCGAGGTAGCAATTTGTCAACGTAAAGCCGGGGTTTGTTGCCGAGTCGACTGCCGAAGTTGGTTTGACGATGACGGTTGTTTTTGTGCCGACCAATGGTGCGAGTGTTGCGTAAGTGGCGCTGGCTGCGTATGAAAGAAAAAGAGTTAGCGTGCATTCGTTGTCTTCGAGGCCAGCCGTGAAAGTGTTTGCTGTATCGCCGAAAACGGTGTCATTTAGAGCCGTAACGGTGCGAGTCAATGTGGCAGATGTACACCACCCGGTGAGTGCCGTGGATCCCAATGTGACTGTTGGATTTGAGAGGATAGTTGAGGTTGCCATGATTGCTCCTTGAGTTGTGGATTTAGTTTGACATAGATTCGGGCGCTAGGTGTGGATTACGCCGTTTGGACTTCGGTTGCGACGGTCAGTTCGTATGCCGGCAAGACGGATCCGCCGATGTCGACGTTTGTGGGGCGGCCTGAGATGACGCCAATGTTGAGCGCGTATACCTGAGCGAGCATATTGAGAAGGGACTTCTGAGCGTCTAGGTTGCCGGGGCCCAAGGTCACAATCTGAAGTGTAAAAGTCAGTTTAGCGATGTTGTAGTTGTAGCCGTCAATTGAGTCAATGTTGACGAAGACGCATGGCGGGACGATGTTGCGCGGATCGTTGACTACTTGGAGTCCGACGACGGTTTGCAATTTGGCGACTAGGTCGTCGTAGCCCTCATTGAATAAGTCGGTGTATGTCGGGACTGGCACTAGGCCACCTGCGGTCGGTCAATGCCTAAGAGTTGGCGGATCATTCCGTTGAGGCCCATGACGGGAGCGGTTCCCATTGACTGGAAGGATGCGAAGGAATCCATAGATCCGCGCTGACGGTACAAAGCTCCTCCGTACATAATCGTTCCAAGTTTGACGTCTTGCGATGGGACGGTTGTAAGGGAGTCGACATAGCCGGCTTCCATGCGGCGGCGCCAACAGAATTGGTTTGTGCTGGACGCGCATATTGTCAAGAACGCGGCGTCGGCTGCGGTGGCGGTTCCGATGCCCAACCAGTCTTCAATGTCTGTGGCCGTAATCCACGTGCAAGTCGGAGTTGATGTCAGGGTTCCAGACGCTGCGGTTC